CAATCGTTGATGGTCGCCAAGGAAAAGGATTGATTGTTACAACGAATCTAACAAACTTACAGATTCAAGCAATTTATGGGCATCGGATTTACAGTCGTTTATTTGCAAACTCAAAAAATCATTTGTTTATTTTCAATGACGAACGACAAACACCAGACTATCGATTAATGGGCGGTGAAAAAAATGTGTAAGTGGTGTAATGACAAACGAGTGGTACAAGAATTTGATTCACTTTTTGGCATTTTAAAGGTTAAACCTTGTCCTGTTTGTAATCAAATAGTCAATAATTACGAAGCTCAAAAGGACGGTGACCTATTAAATGACAGACAATTTTTGGATGCTCCAGGGAAATCAATTGAAAAAATGGCGAGATAGAAGAAATCTAACACAAAAACAATTAGCCATGAAAATAGGTTGTCAACGTATGACGATTAGCAGGATAGAACAAGAAAAGCAAAAACCATCGTTAGAATTAGCCTATTCTTTAGCAAATGCTTTAGATTTAAAGATAGAAGACCTCTTTTTATTTGAAAACAAGGAGCGTGAAAATGTGTGATCACTGAAAATTATATTCATTCAGAAGGAAGAAGATTCGATGTACCGATTAAAAGAAAACGGACAAAAAGTAATGTAAAAGTTGGCGGCATTTATTGGTGTTCTGTAAAACCGTTTCAAGGTAAGATACGTGCGGAATGTTTAACGATTTACGATAACTCGGCATTAGTAAAAATTATCGTATGTGAAAAAGAAGCCGACGAAGCGTTACAAGTTCAATTAAATCACCTAACTGTGGTTAGCTTAAAAAATATGAAAGGCGTGTAACAAATGAGTAAGCAAAAGAGAAAGTCGTTAGCTTCTGATTACCCTTATAAGCGCATCAAAGAGGTTGCAAGGCGTTATGGGTATAAATGTCTTAGTAACGTAAAAGAATGGGACTGTGGCCGTTTTGAGGCGTTTGACTGGCATATTGGAAAAGTAATCTTAGTAGACTTAAAGGAAGCGAGTGTGAGTGAATGGAATCCAATGACAAAAGAGTGGGATCAACAATAGAATTAGCGCCAGAACAAGAAAATATGATTCGTGTTTGTACTCGTCAATATATGGATGATACAATTGCGTACCCAGTGTCTTGGGAAGAAAGAAAAGATGCGATTATAACAAAATTTAAACCTGTTTATCGCTTGGTAGAAAAATTTCCAGAGCAAGAGACGATTCAACGGATTGGAAATATTATCGTGGATGAATGGCGTAATTATGAGCAAACGTTTTAATAAGGAGGATCAATATTAGATGGAATTAATTGTATTTACAAACAATGGACAAACGTATCATTTTCATGAAGTTATAAATTTTAGACCGACCACTACAGGATTTTCTTTTGAGTATGTAGGAAAGGCTACAGGGGTATTACGTAAAGCAGTTTTCAATAACACGAGTACAGCAGGATACGCTACAGCGGAGGTTGAAAATGGATAATGAAATTTTTGTAAAAAAATGCAAACAAATGATTGTTGATTTGTATAATAAACGCAAAGGTTCTTTGCACAGAGGTATAACAGTTGATCAACTGTTTGTTGTATGGTTGAGTAAAACGTTGCAAAATAATAAAGCGTTGTTAGCTACAAAAATTGAAGGTGACGGTCTTTATTTCGAAATTACGTATAATGGTGATAAACAAGAATTTTATATAGACGTATATAAAAAGCAAGAGAATATCTGTATAATATAGTTAATCAATTTATTAAATATAAAATATTCATAAAAATAAAGTTCTGTCATAATCAGCGTAAAAATAAGTGATAGGAGAGTAACCCATGGCAAAATTCCAGAATGTATTTAAAGAAGCAAGTCGACGCATGAAAAACTTCAAAGCTCGTGGCTTTATTCCATCAGGTTCTAAGTATGTTTTCCAAGATTTTGTCAATGAAGTATCGGCAGAGAATAGAGGAGAAAACTACACAGGTGCTTATACAAAGAATGCATATAATCAAGCCTATGGATCAAATATAGATTACGATTCTTCAGAAACCTTTCAAGAGATTCAACAAGGTAGAAATGAGAAGCTCGTTAAAATTTACCAAAAAGAATTACTAGAAATTTATGATACGAATGATTTCTATGATATGGCATCTGATTACGGAAATGGCCGAGGAGGAGGTTTTTCGCCTTCTGAAGTAACGAATATTGATACTCTTGAAGGACTAATTGATAATGCGAGCGAAGCTATGAATGTAGAGCCTTATCTATTTAGAAATAAAGTAGGGCGTAATAGAAGTGAAGAATCTAGTATGATGGACACATATCAAAACCAATTCATCGAAGAGTTAGGTCATTTAATCGATGAAATGAGCGAACAAAAAATGAAATATAAATACTAAAAGTTAGGTGGAACTTATGAGCAATGAGGTAATGAAATCTGATGCATTTCAAACAAAAGTAAAAACAATGTTAGGATTAACTTATTTAACACGTGCCAAATTAGATGGATTTAACGGAAACCACTACATTTTGAAAGACATCTATGTAAATTCTACTAAAAATACTTCGCAAATCCATTACCTTGGGTGGGATGATCCACAAAAAATACCTTTTTATCCTGATACAGATAGTTATCGTGGAGCAACTTCAGGAAGTAAGTACAACAAAGAGTTACTTGTTCCTAATGAACGAATGATTGAATATGATTTTGCTGAAGCATATACAAATATCATGAGAAACTATAAACTGCCATCGAATGTATACCTAGAAAATGTGCGTTTTGATAAAGAAAAATTATTAGAGCGGTTAGCTAGTTATGATAAACCTCAACCATACAAAGAATTATCAACGTTCGTTTTTGTAAAAGTTGCCATTGAAGCAATTGCAAAAGAAAGTACGTATACTGCTTTTGGTTCACATTTTCAACAATATCGTAAAAATCTTAGTCGTACATTAACAGTTACTGAAATTGAATTAAAGTTAATTATGGATTTTTATGATGTAAAAGCATTAGAAATACTAGAAACGTATACTTTCCGAACACGTAAAGGCCTGTTAGAAGATTATTTTGAAAAAATTGATCGACTAAAAGAGGATGAAGAAACCAAATTCTTTTATAAAATGTTACGGAACAAAATTTATGGAACGATTGGTAAACGAGAATTGTCTACTCACGAAGCAAAAATATTTAAGTTTCCAATGTATAATCGTGCGTTTTCTTCAATGGTAGCTGGCGTATTTAGAGATAGAATCGCACGCTACGAACAAAAGTATGTAGATAGTGAATATGGACTTGTATTAATTAAAACAGACGGCTTGTATTTTAAAAAAGAAGTTCCTGAATTTGAAGCATTAAACAAAAAAGGGATTGTAAAGAAAAAAGTACATGTTATTACAGACCATGATGTGAAAAATTAAAAAAGAAATAAAAAGCGAAGCAGACAAGCTTTGCTTTTTTGATAGAGAGTGTGAAAAGAATGGAGAAAAATAAATATGAAACGGAAGAAGGTTATTTAAATGTGCCAATCATATGGGAAGAAGTGGAACAATTCGCTTTTTTAGTTGGCGCACGAAACGTAGGTAAAACTTATGGATTCTTAAATTTTTCAATCAAACGAGGATTAGCTACTATTTTAGAATGTTTTGATTTTTCTACACTACAGGAATTTAAAAAATTACCTACTTTGATGGAGGCAGAATTTCAATTTTTATTTTTACGCCGATATATTACACAAGCTAAGTCTGCCAGTAGAAATTTAGTGTTGGCTGATTTTTATCAACCATTTTTAGATAAGTTGCCTGAAGAAGTAAAAAAACAATATGAAGTATTTGTAGAATATCAGGGATCGTCAGAAGAACCTAGAGAAATACTATTAGTTTTTAGAAATAAGGAACTAAAAAAAGATAAAAAATGTATTAAATTAGGTTATCTTGGTGCGGTAAGTATGGCAGAAAAATTTAGAGGACCAGGTCTGCCAAAAGTAAAAGTAATATTATTGGATGAATTTCAATCGAAAAAAAATTGGGATTATTTACCAAATGAACCTGTAGAGCTAGAAGATATTTATGAATCCGTTGGACGTTTAAGATGTGGAACTGGAGATATTAAAGTAATTGCATTAGGGAATTCAGGGACAATTTTAAATCCTTATTTTGATTATTATGGATATGACGAATTCACGGAGGTTAAAACAGTAAAACGTGAAGGAGAAGTTCTTTTTTATCATTTACCAAATAAAGCAAAAAGAAGCGAGCAATCTAAAAATTTATTTAAAGGATCAGCATATGGTAAATATTCATTAGATAATGATTTTGCGGACAATCAGTTATTTAATGTCATTCGCTTAAAAGAAGCAAAAGCACCTCGAAAATGTCTATATAATATTTTCTTTGGGGAAACATATATCGGTGTCTGGAGAACAGGAGACTATAAAATTCTAATTAGCCGTGTAAGTGATCCAGATAAATTAGATATTGTTGATCGGACACCTATAGAAGAACAAGTGCTAGATCAACAAGTATACAGGGTACTTTCAGATAAATTACAAAACAAACAACTTTATTTTGATTCGCCAGAATTGAGGTTAATTGCTGAAAAACACTTGCGCAAATATATTTATAATTCGGCGAGTGAATGGGAAACATTTTAACAAATAAAAAAACCACTCTATCAAAAATAGAGTGGTTTTTATGTTGTCAAGAGGTAAAAATGAGCGAAGTATGTCGCATTGATGAGCGATGTACGTCGCTTTCTGATTTTTTCAAAAGAAAACATGCTAAACTTCACTTGAAATTTAAAAACTGGTGAAGTAAAAAACTAAATTTGAAGGGAGGGTAGGAAATGTTCAGTAAAGAAGATATGTTAACCTATGAAAAATTTAATAAAAATATACGAATGTTTCCTAACTTCTCGCTTGATTATGTTTATGGGAAAATCAATATATTTTATGACTTTCATAAAGATAAACAAGGTAAAAATACAAACTATAATCGTGAGTTGCTTTTTTCAATAAGTACACTTAAACCTTTTAGAATTATAGCTCCAGCAGGGTATCGTTTAATTCAATTTAAAAGTGTTCCGAATTTTGAAAAAATTGAAACATTAGCAATTAAATTATCAAGGACACCAATTAGCTTTCGTGGTGAAATTCCTTTAAATCATTCAAATGGTGACTTAGAATCTGGTGTTCTTGTTAGAGTTAACAGTTTAGAAGAAATTCTAAAGCCTAGAAAAGATAAAGCATATATTTTACCTAATGGAGAAATGTATATTCTTGATAATGAGGGAAAGCAACTTATTAAAATAGGCGGTAGTGATGGGAATATTGACTTAACGAAGTATGCGAAAAAACCAGAAGATATTGATATCATGGACCCGCAATTAAAGGCATTCATTGAAGAAGTCATAAAAGAGTAGGAGTGATTGGTAGTGAATGATGTAACTAAATTAACAAAAGCAGTAAAAAAATTATTTGATAAAATAGCAAATCTTGTAACGAAAGAAGAACTACAAAATTATGCAAAAAAAACTGATATTCCGAATACAGATAATTTTGTAACAAAAACACAGCTTGAATCTGATTTAACGAAATATGCGAAAAAACCAGAAGATGTATCGATTACGGATACAGAATTAAATCAATGGCTTGAAGAATTCATACAATAAGAAAGGCCTGATATAAGTGAACGATGTGTTGAGGTTAGCAAAAGCAGTAAGAAAAATAAATACAATTTTTTCTACGTTTAAAGATAGTATTTATACCAAAAATGAAGCAGACAATAAATTCATAAACCAAGAGTTGATGGAAAATGGATTGTATGTAATTAAAAATAAAAATATTGAAAATATGAATGATGCTATTCAACCAGGTGTTTATTCAATTTCAGCTACAGGAGTTGAAAATAAACCTTTACCTAACTCGGGTTCTCTATTTGTCAATAAAGATCCAGGAGGAATCAGACAGTTCTTTCAGACGGAGAGAACAATTTTTATTCGACAATTCGGGGGAATTCCTCCGTCCTGGACGGATTGGAAAGAATTAGGCTTAAAAGGTCCAAAAGGTGATACTGGTCCGATTGGTCCACAGGGACCAAAGGGAGATACACCTGATATAAGCAATTTAGTAACAAAAACACAGTATACAAATGATTTGAATAAAAAGATTGATAAAACAGCATTTAATGCTATAGGGCAACATATTTCTTTTAACGGAATCACTATACACATTCAAAAATCGAATACAGTTGTTACATGTAATGTCGAAGGAATATTTAAAAAAGGGAAAGCCAACGGATGGCATGAGGTGTCGACAAGAGCAGAAACAAGTTATAGACCAGTTAACATGATTATTAAAGTACCTTTAACAATAAATATAGGGAATACCATTCAAATAAATAAGTATGCAGCATTACAAATAGAAACATCTGGTCGAATCATGATTCGAGTTTATGGACTTCAAAATGACGATGTAGAGTTTGGAGGGAGTGCAACATGGATAAGATAAAAATATGGATTACAGTGGACGAAAATCAAATGCTTGCGGACTATTCACTTGCTGCTAAGGAAAATTATATTGAAATTGAAGTAACTGAAGAGCCGAAAGATTATTTGAATTGGGGATTACGCAATGGCAAATTAGTTCATTATCCTGATGATTTAAATGATTTAACAAACAATAGAACAACTTCTTTTGTCGGAAATGTAATGTTGAACTTTGCAGTTATTTCATGGGCGTTGTCCTATATACCGTTAATCGGAAAAATCGTTCTAGATTATCCTAAATATACTGATATTCAGTACGAATACGAACTACTTGGATTGACTGATGATAATATGGAAACATTTGTTAAATTTAAACGTATCACAGAAAAACAATATAAAGAAATAACAGGAAAAACTTATCATGAAAATGAAAGTTAGTAGGAGGATATCATGGAAAAATATTTTAATACGGTTGCAATGACATTTGGTGTATTTGGAGGAGTTATTGTCAGCTATTTGGGAGGCATGGACGCTATTTTACATGCGATTTTATTTTTAGTAGTGATTGACTATATCACTGGATTAGCTAAGGCATGGAAACAAAAGAAAATTTCAAGTGAAGTAGGTTTTATTGGTTTGCTGAAGAAAATTATGATTTTTGTAGTAATTGCCGTAGCGGTAGAAATTGAAAAATTAACCAATAACAATATTCCTTTAAGAGAAGTAGTTATTATGTTCTATATTGCTAATGAAGGAATATCTTTATTGGAAAATATATCAGAATTTGTACCGCTTCCTGATAAATTAAAGGATTACTTTATACAAATCAGAGATAGTAACGAAAGAGGTGAAAATAATGACATTGAACGTCATTGATATTTCTAGTTGGCAGACAGGTATTAATTTAGGAAAAGATGGTGTTCCTGCTGATGGGGTTGTTATTAAAGCTACAGGAGGAACTGGATATGTTAACCCTGATTGTGATCGAGCATTTCAAGAAGCAATTAAAAGTGGTAAAAAAGTAGCGGTCTATCATTATGCACATGAAATCGGCTTTCAAGGAACAGCTGAACAAGAAGCGGAATTCTTTTTACAAAATGTAGCTGGATATATTGGAAAAGCGATTCTTATCCTAGATTGGGAAAGTGACAATAAACATGATGTAGCATGGGCAAAGCGTTGGTTAGATACTGTTTATGAAAAAACAGGAATTAAACCATTATTTTATACGTATACACACATGGTTAATAATTATGATTTTTCTAGTATTGGAAATGCTGATTATGGGTTATGGATTGCAAATTATCTAAGTGACAAACCACAAGGATATAGTCAACCAGCACCGCCTATCAGTAATGGGTTTCCTTTAACAGTGATGTATCAATATACATCAAGTGGGAAATTACCTGGCTGGGGTGGATACCTGGATTTAAATGTATTTTATGGAACGCTTGAAGACTGGGACTTATATGCAACAGGAAGTAAGCGGCCAGAAAAAGAAAATGAAGAAATAAATAATAATAAAAAGGAAGTGGCAACTATGCATTGTATTTATGAACGACCAATGAGAGATGGAAAACCAAATAATGATAATGGAAACACGTGGGGGAAATATTATTGTAATGGCGTTAATTGCCGTCATATCCCATATGAAGATAACGTTAAGTTATTGAAAGAACTATACAAAAAGAACAATGGACACGAAATGCCTGTTTATACAAAAGAAGACTGGACTATCTATGCGCCGTGGTATAAACGATTAGAAGAAATGTTTCCAGTTGTCTAATTCTTGTTATTAATTAAAGGAGAGTGACGCAAATTGTCTAGCTACACTATTGAATTAGGATTCTTATTAAGAGGATTTTCAGATATTAATGAAAATCCTATGATGTACGCCTCTCCTTTTTCTATTATTGAGAACTCCCGAGAGAATTTTTTTAAGGCTTTAGGAAGATATCCTTTTAAAATTTGGGGAGATGAGCGGGACCAGGCGTTTAAAGAAGAATTTGAAAGAATGTTTTTAGAATATTTTTATATGAAAGAGATAGGATTTCAAAC